GATATCCAAGTATAAAAATCAAACTCATGATGAATTTGTGAAGTGTTTTGAGCCTCAAGGCGCTACGCTTTCTCACAATATTCATTTTCCAGTAGTTGAAGAAATTGTTAATAAATTTAAAAATTCAATTCCTTCTTCTAGCCAATCTCCTGTTCAATCTTTTGTTGATTATCTCAAGACCATTCTTGGAATTTGTTCTTCTTACAAGTTCTGGCTTACATTTTTCTTTATAGTTCAATTGTATTCTATGAGTGTTCCAGACTATCGACGTGTCGAACTTAGAAGACTCAAATATTTTACTTTATCTGTTATGATGTTGTGTATGATTGCTGATGAACTTTGTTCCAATCAAGATGTTCGCGAAGATTTTATTCAAGCGAAAGAACACTTTTGGATGAACCTTGCCCCTCAATGGAGAGAACTTCGTGTGAATGAAGATTCTATTGAACAAATGGAAGAAATCCCCCTCGTTGAAGCTCAAGGCTTATCCGATTTTATCCCTGGCACTTCATTTGGTTTAATGGCTATATTATCAGTTCTAACCGGTTATCGAGTCAAGGAACCTCTTGTTGCTAGCATTATTGCTATGACTAGAGCAACCCCAATGCAGTTTTCCAATGTTACTGGAGCCATCGTTTTTGGTTTCAATTCATTATCTGCATTTCTAAAAGACTTAAATTTTGATACTTTATCAGAATTTTTCTATGTCGAAGTTTGTTCAAACTCAACTATTGCTAAATTTTGTGACAAAGCTAAATCATTAATTACCCGTGTTAATGCGGGTGATGTACACGGTATGGCTTATTACGCAGAAGTATATGGTGAGTTATTGAATCAAGGCACTGGCCTGCTCAAATCATGTGAAAAGAATTCTTATGATTATCGTTTGATTTCTGAATACATGAAAAAGCTCCGTGAATGTCAAGAAAAACTTGAGACTATATCCAAAAGTCTTAAGGGAGTCAGAATTGAATCTCTAGGTGTACTCCTTAAGGGAGAACCTGGAACTTTTAAATCTGTTATGATGTATCGTTTAGCTCGTGCCGTGGCTATGATAACTGTTCCTGAAGAATGGAGAGAAGATTTTGATCTTAATCCTGAACAATTTATTTACAGTAAGCCTATAGACAAGTTTTTCGATGGCT